CATTCCGTGCAGGGGCACGGCGCGCCCTCGCCAAGCGCGGTAATGATGTGCACCGAATGCCCGCACGAAAAGAACAGCTCAGTCCAGCCATCGACTGCGTCGACGCGGCGGATAATAACGCGATCTTTCAGCGCCGCAAGCTCGCGGCGCGTGTAATCGGGCGGCGGCTGAAATCCCGGTTTCACAGCGGGTCGTGCCCCTCGGCGAGCGCGTCCGCGATCCAGCGGTGGATGTCCTCGACGGTTTGAATGCGGCTGGCGCGGATGCGCAGGCCGGCGAGCGCGGCGACGGCAGCGATCGCGTCGGGGCCGCCGTCTGCCAGGTGAGGGTTCATTCCCCAGACCGGCGACTCGATCCACTGAGACAGATAAGCGCGCATGAGGGCCACGTCGCGCACCGTCATGAGCCGGTTGTTCAGGTAGTTCTCGACCGCGATGCGCAGTTCGCCGCCGGTTTCATGCCGCCAGTACTTCGGCGCGTCGGGCGAGTCCGGCGGCGGCAGGGCGCGCGGGCTCACTTCGCGAGCCCCTCCCGATTGAACCGCCAGAACTCTTTCGTGCCCTGCCCGACGTTTACCGCCCGCAGCGCGCCAGCCCGCGCCTGCGCGATCAACCAGGCGCGCGGCAGGCCCGAATACTCCGCAGCCTCATCGAGCGTTAGCCAGGGCTTCGCCTGCGCGGCGGGAAACGCGGCCGCGAGGCGCGCGAGATGCGCCGCGAGTCCCGCGAACGGATCTTCGGCGGTTCGCTCGGTTTCCCGCGTGGCTAGCAGCTCAATGAAACGATCTATAGATGCCATCATTGCGCGTTCGCGCTCGGTCGCGGCCGCTTCCCTTTCCTGCGCGGGTATCGAGAAGGCCTGCGAGATAGCGGTAACCATCGCGCCTAACTGTTCGGTTTGGCGATCCGGCGACGGAACCGCGCGCGCGATCGCCGAGAGCTGCTCGATAAGATCCCCCCACGGCACGGAATCGCGGCCCTTGGTGGCCGCCGGTACGATTGCGGCTTCGCCATGGCGGTTTGGACTACCGGCGCGTATCGCGTCCAGGTCCTCGCGCGAATAAACTACGCGCGCGGCGCGTTCGTTTGGTTTCTTCGGCAGTGTCTCTTTCCGGATACGGCCTTGCGCTGTTTTCAACTCCAACTGGCGCACGCTCACACCGAGCGCCTGCGCTGCCTCCGCCTTACTTAACCATGCGTCATTGTCTACCGTTTGCTCCATTTTTCTCCTGGGCGGAACGCGCGAAGGCGCGAAATCACGCGAGTATTCGCGAGTAGAATAACACGCGAAGGTACGAAATCACGCGAGATTGCGTGAGAACACCGGACCCGCGCCCGCAGGGTTATTTCAGTTTTGCGCGTGCCGCACGATGTAGATCATATGCGCAAGTTTAGCCATTTCCCGCATGGCGGTCGCATCCCCTTCGAGTTCCCGCGCTTCCTCTTCCGTGAACGGTCGCAGCGCGCCCGCGGCGTCGATGGTGGCCACCGCGCCGCAGCGGATGCAGAGAATCGGGTCGCCGGGCTGCGGGCCGCGCGCGTCGGGTTGCTCCAGATCGCCGACTGCGTCGAGCGTCGCGCCGCACTTGAGGCAGTTCGTTTTCGGCACGCGGATAACGCTCACGCGCGGCCCTGCTTAATCAGTTCGGCGAACTCCTGTAGTTCTTCGTGCAGATCCTGGATGAGCTGCTCGTCGGCTTCGGTCGATTCTTGCCCGGGCGCGAGGGCGTGAATCACCTTGAACATGATTCCGTGCGCGCCCGAATAGAAAGCGCGCTTCATCTCGCGCCGCTGAACTTCGGGCGCGTCCGGCGGAAGCGCCACGCGCGCGAATTGCTCCCATAGCTCGGCCATCAGTTGCCACTTTGCGGGTATGCTTGCGGTCTGGTGGTTGAGGAAAGTCACGGCTCGATGACCTCGATCTCCTCGCGCACACTGAACCGGCAGAGCGTGATCTTATTCCCCGACGACGCCGCGATCTCTTTCGCTTTCTCGCGCAGCGCATCGACGCGCGCCTTATCCGCGCAGACCATCGGCATCATCACGCGGTCGTGCAGAAACGCGGGTAGGCCTTCGCCGTCCGCGTCCTGCGCGATGAAGGCGTAAAGCTCATTGATGCGCAGGAGCGTCTTTTTCGCGTTGAGGTTCACGTCGCGCCTTTCGATTTCATTTCCCATCCTCACGGTGGAAACCACCGCCTTTAGGCGGTCTGCTTTCAGCTGGATTTGCAAGGCACTGTTTGCAACGCCTCCGTTCTGCGTTTGTCGCGCCCATGTGGTCTTGTTTTTCGTGGACAACATGGCCACACTCCAGCGTTTCGATGTTGGAGCCTGCGGCATTTCTTCCTCGATCCACTATCTTGCGCAACGGGGCTGGCTTACCGTAAACCCGCGTGCCTGCTTTCGTCGTGCGCGAATATTGACCGTTTTGGTTTGGACCCGGCATTCACCTCTCCTCTTCAGGCGACTTTCAGTCGCTCATTGACGCTATCGGCTTTAGCCGATGAGTGGTTCACACTCGTTGCCGAGCAGATCGGCGACGGTTTCCGCTTCATAGTCGATGTTCAGCGGAATAATGCCGCCGAGCCAGGTCCCAGTGCTGGTCCTCATGAGATGCTCATCCGGCGCAATGGCGATCGAGCGCCCGTTTTCAGACGAGAACGCAACCACGGCGCGCGCCCACTCGTTCTCTGTAGAGCCCGTGGGCCGGATGCGCACAGTATCGCCCTGGGCGAGTGCCGGTGTCACTGGACGCCGGCCGCCGCCGCGCCGTGATGCGCATCGAGCAGCCGCTTTGCGTCCTGCAGGCGGTTCCAGTCATCCGTCGCCGCCGCGCTCGCGTCCGGATGCACGCGCCGCGCCTGCGCCCGGTACGCCTCGCGGTAGTCATCCGGGTTCGCGAGGATCTGCCCGGGCGCGACGCCGTGCCGCGCCGCGAGCCAGGCTGCTGCGGCGTCAACCGTCCAGCGTTTCGTATCCGGCGGCGCTTCGAGCTGCGCGAAGCCTTTGTACTGCTCGTGGCCGCGCGTGACGCCGTAGCGGTTCACGGCTCGCAGCGCTTCGAGCGTGAAAGCGATCGCGTGCAGGTTGTGCTCGAACGTGTTGAACGTGTCGCACGGGAATGAGTATTCCTCGCCGTTTTTCTTTGAACGGAACGCGAGCACAACCGCCGGATGCGCGGGCTTGGCTTTCGATGCAGGCCAGCCGTCGTTGCGCAGATCGGCCCGGGTGTAGCCCGCCTCGATTACGATGTCGATCGCGCCGAGTTGCTGCAGCTCATGCTCCAGGCGGTCGAGCGTGCGGTTGTAGGTCGAGCTGAAAACGGTTGACGCGCGGCGCTGTCCGGACTCGCGCGCACCGCCTGGGAACGCCTTCAGGTCGAGCGGAACGAAGCGCAGATCGATCATGACGGTTTCCCCGCCCCGCGCCGCGCGAGCGTCAATTGCTCCAGGTTCCGGAAGTGCGCGACGACGCGGTCGCGGCCGCCGTCGTTCTGATCCGCTGGCAGCGTCGCGAGGAACTCAGGGTTTCGCGGGCACTGCGCCCAGTCGGGCGCGGCGTTCTCCGCGACTTCCATCCAGCACGGCGAAATCGCGGAAGTGATAAGCGCGCATTGATTCCCCATAGTGGGGAAGCTCGTTACCATCGCCTGCGGTTCGCGCGCAACGAAAAGCGCGGCGCCGTAAAACGGGCACGGGCAGGCCGCGCCGATCATTCCACGTGCCCCGCATGCGCCTCGGCGGGCACTTGATACGGGATGAAATCCGGGTTTCCCGCGTTCAGCCGGTTAATCACGCGCAGAGCGATTTTGAACATCGGGCCGTCGTCGTTATGCGTGATCTCCGCGGTCTTATAGCCGAGCACCATGAGCAGCTCGTTGAACTCGTCCTGGGTGATGCGCAGCGCGATCAGCCCGTTCGCCTCGCGCGAAAATACATCAGCTTCCATCAGTAAACAATATAATTACCGCATGCCCGCCGCGCCAGCACCCGCGAAAAAGCCGCCCGCGCCGGCGCGAACGCCCGCGCCCGCCCTGCCGAAAAAAGGCCTGCGCCGTCTCGCGATCGTTCCGAACGATCCCGCCGCACTGCTCGCCGCGCAGGTGGATGAATTGGGCGCGCTCGAAAAGGAAATGATTCCGATTCGGCCGAAGCTCGTCCGGATCGAAACTTTGCGCGGGCTCATCCGCAAGCACTACGAGAACGAACCGGCCGCGAAGGCCTTCGAGACGCGCGGCGCCGGGTTTCTCGCGACACTCGGGCCGCGCGCTTATGAGCGGTCGATCGACTGCGCGGCGCTCGCGAAGGAAATCGGGCTGAAGGCGTTCGCCGCGATCGCGCGGCCGACGTTGAAAGTGGTCGAGGAAACCTGCGCGCCCGACGTGGTCGCGCGGGTTATCAAGCAGGACTATGTCGGCGCGCGACCGCTGAAAACTTTCGCGTTAAACGACTCCGGAAAGTAAAAAATACACCCGCCGCGACCGGCTGCGCATCCCTGCGCGCATGGCTCTCTGCGCAGTCTGGCGCCCGGTTCGACCGGAATCAGGTTATAGTCAATGGAAACAGGTGGTTGCAATCGCACCTGCGCGCCCTGGCGTTAGTATTGGGCGCGTAGCGTCCGACGAAACCGCCGTTTCGTGGTACGCGCTGCGCACGCGGGCGAACCATGAATTCATAGCCCGCGACCAGCTTCGCGCGCTCGAAATCCCCGAATTTCTCCCGTATTATTCCCGCATTTCCAACTGGTCCGATCGCCGCAAGACGATCTCGCGGCCGCTGTTCCCGGGCTATCTTTTCGCGCAGCTCGACCCGCTCGACCCGTCGCCGATCTGGCGCGCCGCGGCCGTTGCCCAGGTGATCGGGCTGCGCGCAGGCGACGGCGCAATAGACGGCGCCGTCATCGGGAATCTGATGCGCGCGACCGCGGACCCCTCGCGCGTCGAGCCCGCCGATTACCCGGCGCCCGACTTCATGCGCGGCGAGCTGGTGACGATCACGCGCGGGCCGCTCGCAGGCCTGCGCGGCGTGATCGAGCGGACGAAGGGCGCGCGGCGTCTGATTGTCGCTGTCGATATTCTGGCGCGTGCGTGCGCCGTCGAGCTGCGCGATCGCGATGTGCTTAAAGCTGCGTGAAGAAACCGAAGCGCAAGAAACCCGCGCCCAAAAAGAAGGCCGCGAAACGAACCCCGAAACGAGCAGCGAAACCCGCAGCGCCGCAGGCGCAGCACACAAAAAAGAAACGCGCGAAAAAGCGCGCCGCTGCGGCCTCCACCACCCCCCAAAAACCGCCGCGCCCGAGGCGCCCGCCGAAGATCCGCGATCGCAAATCGGCGTTTCTCGCGGCGTATGCCGTCTGCGCTTCGATCGCGCAGGCGGCGAAGGCCGCCGGCGTCGCGCGCCGCGCTCATTACGACTGGCAGCGCCAGGACCCGGATTACCCGGCGCGCTTCGAGCAGGCCTACCAGGAATCGAATCACGCGCTCGAAGACTCGGCCGTCGAGCGCGCCATGATCGGCGTCTACGAGCCCAATGTCTTCCAGGGCAAGTTTGTGTATCCGGAAAGGGAAGTCGTAATCCCCGCGAAAGATGGCTACCCCGAGCGCGTGGAATTGAGGCCGATTCCGGGCGCGCGCCCGCTCGGCGTCTACAAACGCTCGGAGATGCTGCACGCGCTCCTGCTGCGCGGCCGCATGCGCGAGAGATACGGCAATTTCGGCACGGTCGAAGTATCGGGTCTGGGCGGCGGCGCGATCCCGCTCGCGGACGCAAACCTCGCACGGCTGACAGATGACGAATTCGCAACCCTTAAACGAATCGCTCAAAAACTTGCCGACCCTGCAGGCGATTCTGACGGAAGAGAAACGCCGGTCACGCAATAAGATCGCCCGCTACTTTCAGGCGACCGGCGACCGGCGGCGCGAGCTATACCCCAAACAGATCGAGTTTTTCGAGGCGGGCGCGAAATACAAAGAGCGCCTTTTCATGGCTGCGAACCGCGTCGGCAAATCGCAGGCGGGCGCGTTTGAAGTCACGCTCCATCTGACCGGCGAGTATCCGGACTGGTGGCGCGGGCGCCGCCTGCATCGGCGTAACGAGTGGTGGGCGTGCGGGACGAACAACGAAACGACGCGCAATATCGTCCAGGTCGAGCTGCTCGGCGCGCTCGATGCGCCCGGCACCGGCATGATCCCGGGCGATCGCATCGTGCATATGTCGCGCCGGCAGAACGGCCTTGCGGGCTCGATCGAGGGCGCCTGGATCCGCCATCGCGACGGCGGCACGTCTCACGTCGCTTTCAAAACCTATGAGCAGGGCCGCAAGAGCTTCGAGGGCACGGGCAAAGACGGAATCTGGTGGGATGAGGAGCCGCCGCTCGATATCTATACCGAGGGCCTCTATCGCACCATCACGACGCAGGGAATCATGCTCACGACGTTTACGCCGCTCCAGGGCATGTCTGACGTGGTGAAGTCGTTCATCGAGCCCGAGCAGGCGGCGCGCGCGTTCAAGTGGTTTATTCAGGCGGGCTGGAAAGATGTCCCGCATCTCGACCCGAAGGAAAAGGAAATCCTGCTCGCGACGACGCCCGCGTATCAGATCGCGGCGCGGACTGAGGGCGAGCCATCGCTCGGCGCCGGCGCGATCTATCCGCTTCCGGAATCGGACGTGCGCGTCGGCGTGTTCAGCGTGCCCGCGACCTGGCCGCGCGTCTTCGCGCTCGATGTCGGCTGGCGGCGAACCGCGGCGCTCTGGATGGCGCGCAATCCGGATAACGCGCAGCTCGTTTTCTACGACGAGCACTACCAGGCGCAGGGCGAGCCCGCCTCGCACGCGCTCGCGATCAAGGCCCGCGGCGAGTGGATCCCGGGCGTCATCGACCCGGCGGCGCGCGGGCGATCGCAGATCGACGGCCGCGAGCTGCTGCAGATGTATTACGACCTCGGGCTGAACCTGACGCCGGCGTCGAACGCCGTCGAAACCGGCATTCAGGAAGTCTGGCAGCTTCTCGTTTCCGGACAACTGAAGGTCATGGCGAACTGTCAGAACTGGTTTTCCGAGTTCCGGAAATATCATCGCGACGAGCAGGGCCGCATCGTGAAGAAAGACGATCACCTGATGGACGATTCGCGCTATGCGATCGTATCCGGCCGCAATCTGATGATGACGAAACCCGTGCCCGTCGAGCGGCCGCCTGCAGGCGGCGCGCGCGGCGGAAGTTGGATGAGCTGATGCCCGCTTTCCTCGAAAACAAACTGAAGCGCGAATATCCGAACAACCCCGGCGCCGTCTACGGCACGCTGAACGCGATCGGCGCGATGCGCGGCTCGAAAGAGACGCCGAAGGGCCGCGCGATGCAGGCCAGGCACGACCGCGACGCGCAGAACGGCGACGCCGCGGACACGGCAAATGTAACCACCGCGCGCCGCGCCCGCAGGGGCTTTCGCCTGCCGGGCGGCATCAAGCCGACCTTGAGCCAGATCACCGGCGTAAAAATGCGCCGTTAAAACCCACGCCCGCCAAACTCAGCGACGACGCCGAACGCGATCTCCTGCAGACGATCCGCGATCGCTATGACGCGGGCATGAAGGCCGAAGAGACGGCGCGCAAAAAGGCGACGCGCGATCTGCGCTTTCTGACGGGCGACCAGTGGCCGGACGGCGAGCCCGAGGCCCGCGCGAAAGTTAACCGGCCCGCGCTCACAATCAACAAACTGCCGCCGTTCGTGAAACAGATCACGAACGACCAGCGCAAGCAAAAGCCTGGCGTCAAGGTTTCGCCTGTCGGCGGCGGCGCAGACGCGGCAACCGCGGAGATCTTCGAGGGCATCATCCGCCACGTCGAGTATGAGTCTCAGGCGGATGTCGCTTACGATACGGGCTTCGATTACGCCGTTTCGTCGAGCTTCGGGTACTGGCGCTACCTCACCGTCTATAGCGATGACCGCTCGACCGAGCAGGATATTCGCGTCGCGCGCATCACCGACCCGCAGAGCGTTTTGCTCGACTGCGATGCGCAGGAGCCCGACAAGTCAGATGCCATGTGGGGTTTCGTCTTCACGCGCATGTCGAAGGCGGAATTCAAACGCCGCTACAAAGACAGCATCGCCGCCTCGACCGACTTCGACCCGCCTGGAGGGTGGGAGGCGCCCGGCTGGGTAATCGAGGACGATGTCGTCGTCGCCGAGGCCTGGCAGGTAGAACTCGAAGAGAAAACGCTCCTGATGTATCGCGGCATTCCTGCGCCGGATCCGGACGGCGACGAAGACGATTACTCGACCGACCGGCCGGCGGCGATCGCCGGGCCCGGCGCCGGCTATGCGAACGGCGCGCCATCGCCTTTGACGCCTGCGCCGCCTGCAGCAGGCATGCCCGCACCGAATGGTATGCCCGGCGCGGCGCCGCCCGATCAATCCGCGGCGGGCGTTCCTGCGGGCGTTCCTGAAATTGCCGCGCCGCCCGACGCCGACGAAAAGGGCATGGTCGTGCGCGGGTTCTACGAAGACGAAGACGTGCCCGAAGGCTTCGAGCCGATCCTCACCGACGAAGACGATCCGCATTCCGAGCAGCTCGGGCGCACCGTTGAAATCCGGCACGTGTTCCGCTACGACACCAACGGGCACGAGATCCTCGGCAAGCCGAAGCCCTGGGCCGGTAAGTACATCCCCATCGTGCCGGTATACGGCGAGGAAAAAGTCGTCGAGGGTAAGACGATCCTCGAAAGCGCGATCCGGCACGCGCTCGATCCGCAGCAGCTTTACAACTTTTACAAGACAACCGAGGCGGAAGTCGTTCAGCAGACGCCGAAGAATCCCTTTATCGGCGCGCTCGGCCAGTTTAAGACGATGCAGATGGACTGGGCCGAGGCAAACACCAAGCCGGCCGCCTACCGCGAATACGACCCCGTCACCGTCGCCGGGCAGCTCGCGCCGCCGCCGCAACGGCAACCCTACGAGCCCGCGACGCAGGCGCTCACCGTGGGCGCGGCCGCGGCGAACGAAGACATCAAAGCGACGACGGGCCTCTTCGATCCCTCGCGCGGCGCCGCGACCCCGAACGCCGATTCGGGTTTCGCGATCGACCTCCTGCAGCAGCAGGGCGCGACCGCGACCTATCACTTTTTCGACAATTTCATGCGTTCCATGTGGTTTGGCTATCGCATCCTCGTCGACCTGATCCCGCGCATTTATGACACGCCGCGCGTGATCCGTATTGTGCGGCCGGACGATGTCGCCGAGATGGTTCAAATCGGCCGCATGTTCACCGGCAAGGATGGAAAGCGGCTCAAGTACGACCTCGCGCAGGGCACTTACGCCGTCGTTCTTTCCGTGCAGCCGAGCTACGCGACGCGCAAGATGCGCGCCGCGGCGGAACTCACGCAGCTCGCGAAAGCGGATCCCGCGCAGCTTCCGCAGTGGGCCGACTTGTTTGTGCGGCAGCTCGATATCGGGCCGATCGGCGATGAAATCGCCGACCGTCTCACGCCGCCGCAGTATGCGAAGAATCAGCCGAACCCGCAGCAGGTGCAGCAGCAGGCGGCGGCGCTCGCGCAGCAAAACCAGATGCTGCAGCAGCAGGTAACCGAACTCTCGAACGTGCTCGCGACGAAGTCCTACGAGACGCAGGCGAAAAACGAGATGAACGAGCGCGACAACGAAACGAAAAAGGCAATTGCCTCGATGCAGGAAGAGACGAAGCGCATGTCTCAAGCGACCTCGATGGCGATCGCCGAAATCGAGACGAAGGTGCAGACCGTTGGGCGCACAATGGCCGACGTGCTCGCGACGCTGCGCGAGCGCGAGGCGATGGCACATGAAATCGCGCTCAAGGCGCATACGCGCG